TGTTCAATGCGCACATTTATGAGTTGCTCATGGTTTTTAGTGAGGGTTGTTTTTTCCTCGTCTACGGTCTGAGCGAGGGGAGCGACGGCCTGCCAAACAAACGTGGCCAGCAACCCAGTGACAGGCACAACGACGGTTACAACGACTGCAATCACGGTGAGTAGCAACGCCCCTGAGATTCTACCGCGACTGCCCTCCTGCTGTGACTGGTCGTTTGCGATCTCATTGAGTTTCGTAAACATCAGATCAGACGTGTTTTTGTCGTCTTTTCTGTCCTGCTCGTAGCGACCCGTAAACGCGTTAAAGTTGGCCTCCAGCGTTTTAGTGCGGCCCTCTACAGTCGTGATTCGGTGGTCGTGGTTTGGCTCGGTCATAACTAGATTGCGTTCAGTCCTTCGTCTGTGGTCGCAGCTTCGACGGCTGCGACCTTGGCATTATAAGTTGCAAAAGCGGACAACCCAGCTAAGACGGCAATAGCAAAGCTCACAACCAGAACAGTTGGTATATACGATTTAGATAAGTCAATGTTTGTCATATTAGTTAATACCCCGGACCACGTATTTAAGCGTAAAGTGAGGCTTTAAGCTCCAAGATGGCAGTTGCCATTGATAACTGCATCGCTGCTGTCATTGAGCCATCGTCTAACCCGACCCATTTAACACGGACGGCGGGGTCTAATCTGTCATACACAGCAGGTGCTCCGAGCGCTTGAGCACGACAGTTGACGCCAAATTTAGTCGCCAACGTGTCTGCGTCGGGTGTTATGGGTCCTAGAGTCGTTCCTGTCGCCGCTACGAGATTTGTGGGAGAACCTGCGAGGATTTTTTTGTCGCCATCGGTCTGTGTTGGGGCATCTTGACTAACTAGTAACACGCGGTCGCTTGACTCATCGTAGCTTGCTGGTGTCGATCTGTTTGCCCCATCATTAAGAGTCATTAAGCTAAGGGTTCCCGCACCCCCAGAAATCGCGTTAGTTCCAAATGATGCTGTCGATCCATCACGCCGACCTAATGATCCAGCCCGAAGCCTAGCCGAGTCTGCAAAAGCGTTCCAGACGAAATGGAACCCGCCTGCATTTACTCCACCGTTGGCAAATGCACCCGATTTTTGAATCTGCTGGGAAACAGTCAGGTCGATCAAGACACGCTCATTCGTCGTTGTCGATGTGGTGGCAAAACCAAAAACACCCTCATACATACCATTTGCGGCTGCATGGTAGAGACTAGTAGGGTCGGTTGATGGGTGCTCCAATATGGCATTTGTATTTAGAGGGCTAGTAAATGGTATCCTCGCCGCTGCTACGCTATCGCCAAACATGGGGTAGACAGCCATTAGCTTGCTAAGCCAACCACTGTTCACACCTTCAAGGGCAAACGTGTTCCAAGCTGTGGTTTGATCGGTTGTCCATGCCATGCCCGCAGCATCCATACGCGAAAGATAGCTTTGAACAACCTCGTTTAGCCCAAAACCAAATTTGGATATTGTGGGAAACGCAAGATTCCCAGTGAGCGCACCTGATAGTTTGATTACTTTTGCCATAATATATTGTCTCTAAGTTTTACAGTGAAGGGTTGAATGACGACCTACCGTCTGCTCCCACTACGTAGTGAGGATAGTTTAAAACAGCTTCAGGGTCACCTCGACCTAATCCACCATTTGTAAAATCTCCAACGTCTGCGATGTTAGCCATCAAATCCATTGCGCGGTCGGTGTTTACGACCGTCACATCGTCTGACGCGGCCTGCATGTATGCACACAGTTCGTAAAGGTCGTGCAGGCGACAGTCGTTCTGCGGACGCCAACCATCAGGAACGGCACAATCCGCCTTAGTCAGTTCGCCAGTTGGTGTTACGATATTCCCTGATCCGTCTTTTAAGGTTTGAATAACCCAATCAGAATCGTAAGCGGCTTCACCCGCACCCCACGTTGACGGGTCGCTTGGAAGGGCTCCCCCTGCATAGGTGTCAGCTAAAGCCCCCGCTGTGTTCCAGTTTGTCCACTCTCCTTTATACCAGTGAGATTCTAGGATTAACCATACCCGTTGCCCAGCGTTTTTGAGTGCGATCCCTTGATCAATCATGGACTTCCAGCTAGCTAGTTGACGTTCAGCGTGGGGCGCAACTTGGTTGGATCCAAACCCCCCAGATGCGTCCAGAACGTAGCGAACTAGGTTATAGGAGATTAAAGGTGATCGGTTAAAGTAAGAGCTTTGCATCCCGAAGTCATTGATTCCTTGACCGCAGCGATGCCGAATCCTCACCACCTCACGCATCTCATGACTTGAGTGGCCTCCAGGATACACAGCATTCTTAAAATGCATACCGCCTGACTTGGCCACATCCACCGACCGCACCCACTCCTCGTAAGGGTCGTAGCCTGAACTTGATGGCACAGTATGGTTTCGGCTGTGGTTAGTCAGCTCCCAACCTTCCACATTCTGGACAGCTCTAGATTGTATATACGAAGCTTGCGACGATAGAGTGTCATCCCACTGTGGCCGCATGATTACCCCCTCGCTTGCGGTCATCCCAAACTGTTTTAGGACTGGTCGGGCGCGTGAGAAAAAACCACCACTTTTGCCGTGTCCAGAATCAGTGGGGTTGTCGATAGCGTCGTCATCCTGAAATGACACAACAAACAATGGTTCAACAGGAAATTTGCCTGTAATGGTAAAAGGTGTTACGCCAGTTTTAAGCACAGCATCAGGGTAATTCGAGTTAGCCAGCGCTAACCGTTCAACAAATTTAAAATCCTCATTAATGTTTAGATTTAAAACTAATTGTGGGATAAACACTTGGCCATTGTCGCGGATGTAAAAAACTACTTTGTCTTCAATCCGATAAGCTAGCACCACATTTGCGAAACTGCTGTCAGTAGTTTCGCTTGCCCCAGCAATCTCTGCGTGCGGGATAAACCACTCACCCGAAGTTTTAATTCCACCCAGAGCTTTACCGTTGACCTCCCAAAGTTTATGAAAATTAGCATAAGGCTCTTCTTCGAGCATTAAGTTTTTCACCACAGCGGATAACATTGCTTTAGTTATGGTGCTATCTGGTATATTCAAAGTTGGGGATTCATCTTTATCCCAAGACCCGATGGCATCTGCAACGCCCCCATTCCAAATGACCCAATCGCCTACCGCATGGGAGCGACCGCCTACTACCCCAGCTACTGTCGTATACCAAGCTGAGCGTGAAGCTGTGTAGCTCGACATGTCGCCCGTGGCATCAACTGGGTAGATACCACCCGATGCGTCAAACTGCCCCTCACGGATGTAACCTGAGCTAGTGTTGATAGCATTAAGCAACGCCATCACTTGGGTACTCAACAAAGCTGTCCCGATGCTGTTGTTGTCAACGTTTAGCATATCCCTATCCGCCTTGGTAGCCGTAGCTGCATTGGCTACCGCTGCACTCGCAGCGGCTGCATCAGCACTCAATTGACCGTCTATAGTAGGGTCAGCCCAGATGGTATTCTCAAGATCGTAAAATTTGAGCACATTGGAAGTAGAGTTCCAATACATAGCGCCATCAGCGAGAGAGTCCCCATCGTTGTCGAGTGCGGGGTCTGTATCTTTAGCGCCAAGATACAAGGTTGTAAATTCGTCAAGGACCGCTTGTGAAGCGTCGCGTGCGTCCTCTGCGTCGGTCACAACATTGGTGAAATCAAACCAAAGTTCATAGTTTGCCGCATCATCCCCGAAAGTGGTTGATGTGAAACTCGTTGTAACACGGTAAGCCGCATAGCCTTCCTTGAAAGTTTGCCCAAGCACATAGTCTTCGCCACTAGCGTATGAACCTCGCCATTTAAACACCTGCTCAATGTAGCGTTGAAGTGATGGGTAACTGCCCCCTTCGGTTGTGACAGTTACGCTACCGTCCCCTTGAGTAAACTGTTTAAACAGTGCAGAATCGACTTCTAATTGTTGAACTGCGGTTATTAACCTTTCTCCTAGTGTTGGCATATTGTTTTATATATTTTATTGTTATAGTTGTGCAAGCCTTAATTTTAAGGCAATGTTGCTGATTGTGGTAATGTAGTGTGAACTAATTCGTGTAATAAACTTATACGCGCCAAAGCCTCCACCCCGTCAAAGTCAGGGGCCAGTGCTTCGTATATAGAAAACAGGCCTGGGTATGCCCCAAGTTCTAGGTTTTCTAGTTCTAGGGCGGCAGTGACAACATACCTGTTGTCACTTTTTTGCGCTTTGTAAGTTCCTTCTACGATACGGACAGTTTTAATATCTAGCACATCGTCTATCAACAGCTCCATTGTAAAATAGTCAGCGCCATTAGCAATGCCCTCCACCAAGAAAACACGCCACATTAGGAATTGCTCATAAGTGAAAGACCAAGTAACATTGAGCATTTTTAAATTGTGCTCATACTTATTGCGCTGGCGGTAACGCCCGCCTTCGAACGCTGTGCGTATGACATTGTTTTCTTCCTCTAGGCTGTAAACTTCTCGAGGAAGAGGTAAGGCGTAAGCTGGATAGGCTTGTGTCATTTTATTTGCGAGCTCCTGTTCTACGATCTCTCACGTCTAAAGCTTTATTGATACTGCCCGCGCCTCGTTGTATTTCAGAAGCAATTTCTTGTTTGGTTCTTTTTATTGTGATTTCCATTGTTTTGCCATCTACACTAGAAAAAGTATCGGCGTCTTGGCCTGGAAGATTATTTACAATAACGGTCATACCGCTACCGCCTTTATTTCTAGTAAGATCAGTGACTTTTTCATTTGGGTGGAGCATTGCCATTCTTCCGCCTTTACCGTCCATTCCCCCAACTCTATCCCCTCTTCCTGTAAAACCACCGCCCTCGAAGCTAGCCATGCTTATACTTTGCATATTGCTTGCAATGCTAGCCCCTGCGGCGGCGACAGAGGCCATTGCGCCAAGCCCTAGGGGAAAGCCTAGCTTTAGTGCTGCAGCCATGCCCTGCTGTATGCTGATTAGTGCATCAGCTATAGCAAACGCCTTGCTAGCCAAAAACATTGATTTGTATATTCCGCTTTGCTCTCCCGCAAAGGTTTGGGCTATAGATGTAAGGTCACCGAATAAAGTAGATGCTGTCTGTAATTGAACTCTGGCTTGCGCCATTTGGAATGCTTTACGAGCATTCGCCTCCTGCTTATTTATACGAGTCATTTCAGCTTCACGCTCGGCTTCACTGTCTTTGAAAATGGTGTTGATTTCATCTCTATACGCTTGGTAGGCATCGGCTATTGTAGTCCACTCTTCCTGGAGTTTTTCAAGCTCCGATTGTTGCCGTACTCTATTATCAATTGCGCTAGTGTCTACTGTCGCGCTTGTATACGTAGATGATTTTTCTACTACAGCCTCTCTGTCTGCCTCTCTCTGCCGTAGCCTATACAACCTAGTGTATTCCTTGATCAAAGCGGCTAAGGCTTCTCTTTTTGTTCTTAGAGATGCAAAATCGTCTGCATTGGTTTCGGTTATTTTCTTAGCAGTGGCTTCTATTTCTTTTGTAAGAAAATTTATTCTTTCGAACTGATTCATTTGTTTAAACGAAGCCTCTTTTCCAAGCTCTTCTTGTATGCGGGCTACTGCATTGGCAGCCTCTACATTGTGCTTTTCTATATCAGCATACTCTGTTTCCATTTGAGTGATAAGGCTGTATACCTCTTGATGCATACCAAGAATTCCTGCCCATATCAAAGCACCTTCTTTTTCGCTGGCATTCATTTTATACCCCAAAGCCAAAGCTTTCTGCATCTCATTATGAATGAATATTTTTGTATCATACTCTTCGTTGATAGTATCAAGAATTAATTGCTCCACTTTTGTCCTACTGTCTAGTCCAGCCAAATACCTTTGTTGTCTAGCAAGCTCTTTCATAGAAGCTCTGGAAATAACAGCCATTAGCTCTTCTTGCGCTTTTACGGAATCAGAACTTTCATCGGGGTTTATTGCATTATTTATGGTGTTTTTAAAGCCACCAAATAAAGAGTGGTCTACTCTTTTGAGAGATGCCTGCCAACTAGAATCCTCTAGCTGCTTGGCAGCAACTGCTATGGCCTGCATATCCCCTAACACATTATTAGATATATCACCTGTAGAGGCTCTCCAAAAGTGCCACTTGACTAAAAACTCATCTATGTATTTGAGTGCTGGTGTTAAAATACCTTCATGGTCTTTACCAAAACCAGCAAGTAGTTGGAACGATGAGTTTTCAATTCTGTTTAAATTGGCAAGTAGTGTTTCGGATGCATCTAGGGCAGAGCCAGAAAATACCCGCTGAAGCTCCCTGCCCATTGCTGGCAAAAGGTCTTCAGCAAGTAGCTCTCCTTTTTCCATTATCTTAGATAATTGCTCAATAGGCATGTTCATGGAACGTGCCGCTATACCAAGCGCACCAGGAAGAGCTTCACCCAACTGCCCCCGCAACTCTTCCGCAGCCACTCGCCCTTTAGAAGCCATTTGTTGGAATGCGCGGAAAGACGCTTTAGTCTGATCTGTCGTCATTTGTAGGGCGACAGCCGCTTGAGTTGTTCCTAGGAACAACTCTTTACTTTGGGCAAGGCTGATATTAGTGGCATCTGTTGCCGCCAAGAAAGATGAATAGAATTGTGCCGAAGCTTGTAGGCTTACACCATACTTCCTTGTAACTGCGTCTAAGTCACGGAAAGCTGTCTGTGCCGCCTCAGCGCTTTTCATAACAAAACGCAATCTTAGTTGAATTCTATCATACGCTAAAACGGCCTCTTTAGTGCTATTAATCAATTGCCCAGGAACAGCCGCCAATCTCATCATTAACTGCGCCTGTATGAAACCGCCAGCAATAGTTGACATAGACTTAAAAGCGTCTGCCATTGTCCTAGTTTTTGTCTTTACTTTTCTCGCAGTAGCATCCATTTGCTTCTGCATTTTGCTATTCATGCTGGCGTTGGATTTTTCTATTTCTCCATTAGACCTTGCAATCTCCTTTAATAGCCCATTGACGCCTTTTTCACTTTCCTTTAGGGCGGACAGAAGTTCTTTGTTCTCAGCGCGAAGCCGAACTACTAAGTCACCCACGTTTTCACCATTTGCCATATTCTTACTTTACGTTATTAGTGGGTTTTTCCAGAATTGCAAACCATTTTTGCTTAGATAACCGTGTGACCTCTTCTTTGGGCATGTTGTCCACTTCGAACCTACTTTTCTCATAATCACTTTTGTTGCTTTTGCTTTTAAAGAAAAATTTATCAATGCCGTAATTCTCTGGTTTGGTTACTTTAAGTTGAACAAGTATGCTGGTTAATTGGGCGAGGTAATAATCTGTCTTGTCTACTCTATCCCACTCCATATCCAAATATACCTTCCAGTCGGTAAATTCGCTGGAAGGTATTTTGGATTGAGCCTCTTGGACAGACATACTAAGGCGCTCAGCAAGTCTATGCCAAAGCAACCTCTCGCCCTTTAGCCGTTTTTTGATTCTTCTTCGTTACTGTCAGAAAGTCCTGAAATACCACTAACCACTTTACTGAGTTTCTCCAGAACAGAAGATGGCCATTGGCTGATTACACTCTCAGCAAAACCCTTACCATCCTTTTTGTTTGTGATGCTGAGGGATAGTAGTTTGGCAGTGACCCCCTTCATAGAAGATACTTTCATTTCAGGATCACCGTTTTTGTCCAGCTTGCCTGTCTCTACCATACGAGAACGAATATAATCATTGTAGGTATCCCGTCCATCCCCAGTTAGCTCTGTGATAACACAAGTGTTTCCATCAATTACGACTTCTTGTGTTTTAAGTTTAGTTTCAAATTGTAATACTTCTTTCATGTTTTGGTGTGTTTGGTGTGTTTATTTGTATTGGCCAGAAATAGGCCAGAAAAGCGTTTTAAAAATAGGCTGGGGGCTATACCTACCCCCAGCCTAAGAAAAGCCGCCTGCGCGGTGCAGTGCGTTATGCGCTAGGGTTTCCCTCGACCTCGTCGGAGGCATCGGATAGCACGCCATTCTCGATAGCACGTACAACATAGTGGTATGTTATGCCATTAGTTACAGAGTTATCAACAAATGCGGTTGATGCACTGTTTTGTGATACTATGGCGTAACCAGCACCACTTGTAGTTGAACGATAGACGTTATAAGCATCTGCCCCAGCAACAGAATCCCATTCAAGGGTAACAAAGCCATCACCATCAACTGATACCAAATTGGCTGGAATCGCAGGTGCATTATCAGCATACGACAATCCCACTTCTGCGCCACTGGCATCTTGATTAGATGGGATTACAGTAATTTCAGCTGTGGGCTGCTCTCCCTCGGTAAGCTCACCTGGGGAGAATGTATCTAACCAACCCCAAAAAGTGACCGTACTGAGATCAGGAAAGGTGATTGTGATCTGCTGGTTGATTTGAAGCAGTGCAACTGCGTCCGCATAAACAGCAGGATCATACGCCACTGTAGTAGAACTATTAGCCAAAGTTTTCAGCTTCTTTGGCGCTCTCGTTCTCCAATTTGCATTGCGCATTGTAGTAGTGTCATTCTCACCACCACCTTCAACACCTGGAGGTGTTACTGTTTTTTCCCAAAACTTCACAGCTGGGTTTGCCCCAAAAGTGAAGTAAGTTGCGTGTCCATCATCCATTCTTTGTGTCATTGTATTTCCTTATGTTTATTGATTATTTGTGTAACGAAGAGTGTGCCTAAAGGTTAAGATCATTGTGAACTAAGTCGTTTAATTCTCCAGCGCCTTCTATAAACTCACCTACATCATCGGCACCCTTTAGGGTTAGAGCGTAAGTGAGAGTGAATAAGTAACGGCGACGTGTTCCAGCGGCTTGCCCAGAGGCAACGACACCGCTACTCCGCTTTGCATTAAGAATGGCGTAGTAAGACCCCCCTACAGACATATAATCATACCTGTAACTGTCTACTAAATCTTTTATATCATTACCCTTATTAAAACCATCCCCATAAGAGGTTGCCCGTAACATAATAGACACCATTGGGTAATCTATTACTGTGTTACCTCTCATAAGCTTTCCAGCAGTAGTGCCTTCTAAGTCATAAACAGTCACTAAGGTATCAGGCACAGAATCATCATCAGGCATGAACCCGTAAAAACAAGGCCACACATCATCATTGTGGGAACCAACTACTAAGTCTCTTATAAGAAACTTACTTAGTATTTTTGATGGAGGTTCGTTACCCATTGGACATCACCTTTATTAAAGACTGCTCTATGATTTTAAGCATTTGTGGAAAATTGTTTTTAAATGGCTGTTCTAGGAATTTCGCCTGCCCCTTACCGTTTGGGTCCCAATAGCGCCCCTTTCTTGGCAAACCGTCAGCTCTCTTGCCTTTACGCTTTTTGCCCTTCCACTTCATTTGAACTTGTTCGTGAATATAGTGGGCATAGTTGGCACCGTAGCCGACAAGGACTATTGTGGTGGTTCCTGTGCTAACATCTCTTGTAAACGCACTGGCTTTCAATTTACCTTGCTCTACAGGAACTTTTAATTGGCTCAATCTTTGTAGGTAAAGACCAGCTTGATACAGGCCGAGCTTTAAAGCTTTCCCAGAAGCCCTGTGCTTATCAGCCAAAGCCTGTATAGCCTCATCCGCTCCTTTCAAAGTAATGTTTGGTTTTACACTCATACTAATTAAAAGGTCCTAAATAAACCATACGAAGAAAGTCACCGTAGTTAAGTGTAGGAAGCTTTTTTGCCCCCCGTATTTCAAGCATTAAATCACTGTTTGTTTTTGGGGATGGTAGGGCTACAAAATCAGCAAGTGTTCCGTGAAATAAGTAACTGCTGATTTCAAAGTCTTCCCCAACATAAGCCACCGACCTCGATTGCTCTGTTTCTCCGTCTGGGTTTAAGTATTCTATTTGGTCGTCTTCCCACCGCACTAAAACTTCCCTTGCTAATGACACATCAATTGATGTGGAGCCGTCTTCGCCTACTCCCGCTTTCGGAATATAGACAACTGTCTCTTTGCGCATCTTTTTGAGAAGCTTTAATTTCCTAGCCATACTAAGCCCCAGCCCTTTCTGATCCTAGGTAAGTGATACCTGTTTTGTTAGAGCTGCCTTTTTCAAACCTCTTGTTTAAACGTGAAAGTGTGCCACTACTATCTAAAGCCATAGCTTGCTGCCCATACATGGTGTTAGCTAAGTAGACACCTAGCTTGTATTGAAATTGCTCTGAGGCACTCCCAACGGTTTCCATGGATGTTTCTTTATTAGATACGGCGTAAAAGTGAGCAGATAGCCAAGCCTCAATTAGAGCCAATTTACCAGCAACGTAGCCAAGAGAGGCTAAATTATCTTCAATGACAGTGTGGGCTGTTTCCATGTAGATGGCAATATCATCGCCAACTTCGATGCTTTTATGAACTGCCCTTACTTGTGCCTCTGTTGCGTACATATGTTGATTATTTTATATTAAAAGGGGCTAGGCTATGAAAACCTAGCCCCTCCAATTATCGACTATCCTTATGAAACCCAGATTACCCCTAACTGGGAAATTATTCTTCTGTGTACTCTTGGATGAAGGCTGTTACCGCCGCTTTAGAAGTGAGTGGCTTTTCTGTTTCCAGAATTTCACCCTCTTCCGTTACGGTGTAAAATTTACCTTCTTTTGTTACAACCAAACCATTTTCCTCCGCAAGGGGAAAATCAGATGTAAGGTCTTCGCCTTCATCTTTTTCGTTGTCTTCTTTTGCAGCAGGTTCAGTCAAGTGGACTTTGAACTTTTCTGGAAAGGCTTTGGCAAGATTCTTTTCTGTAGTAATCTTGGCACCTGTTGGAAATTCTACGCCATCTTGGAAATGGCTACCCCCGATATTGATATATGTTTTTTTGCTCATTGTATTGGTGTGTTTTATTGTTATAAAAATAAAGATTAAAAAGTGGGCTGAGCCCCATTAAAGCCCAGCCCACAATTTTAATTCATACTACTTACGCAGGTGCGCCATGAGCGATACCTGTGTTGCCCTCATAGTCAGAGCGCAGTTGTGGCACCATGATGCCCATAACCTTGAAGTTAAGCAGCATACCACCTTCACTCTCCCAGCGTAGTGTAGTAACATCCATACCTTGCACGGTGCGGATAGTGCTCATGTTTTGTTGCACCAAGTAGATGTGAAATCCATTGGGTAAGAAATCCAGCGTTTCAGCGGATTGGATGTTGCTAATCTTGCCAATACGGTCACGGATCGTATTGTCACCCTTAGCACCGCTGTAATCAGCGTCCAAGTACTTGTCCCAGTCTGGGGAGAAATACACCTTAAAAGGACCGTATTGAAACTTAACACGAAGCGCCTCCTTCATGGCGATGAGATCATCCACCAATTGGGCACCTGTCCAACCGCCAGCAGTGGGAGCTATGGTGGTCACGGAGAGGTTATTGGTGAAGTTGGTAAGGCCGAAGATATCAAGTCCGCCAACCTTAGAAACAGAAGATGTCCCCAAGTGAAGTCGTTCAATCTCTTCTGCTACGTTAATAGCCGCCTGTGTAACACCTTCAACATCCAAAGGAGTTCCGCCGCTACGGGAGGTAGCGATTTCACGTGCTGTGAAGTGGAAGTCTTCATGGCAGATTGGAAGTGGCAAACTGTCAAGCCCGAAGTGTTGACGGTCGTCGTCACCCTTGGCAAGTCCGTCCATGCTGATCTTAGCAGTACCGCGCTTGCTGGCTGTTTGGGTTTGTAGGATTGTTTGCCCCATTGCATTACCCATGTTGTAAACAAGTCCGCTAGAGCGCAAACCGTTCACAAAACCTAGACGCTGGCGTGCAACTTGCACAACCGCACGGTCAAGGTGAATCCACTCATCCTTGCGCAAAGTGGCATCCGCATTATCAGCGCGTACCTTTTGCCCAGCTAGATTGGTTACATACGTGTGTCCGTCTTCGTCGACGTACGGGCGCATATACCCAGGCGTGAATTCATTGTTGATTAGCATTTGGGCAATGATGCCCTTTGCTTGTCCTCCTTGGAAGTAGTCCATAGTATTTTCCTTTTTCTTTTTTGTTAATGATTGAAAATGCCTATTAGAGCACTTGAGTGTCAATGCGAGCGGTTTCACCAACTCCAGTAGTCACAGCCTCATCAGCCATAACCATAGCTGCTGCGGAGGTACCACCGTTGAGTTTGATGAATGTTCCAGTAGCGTCAGGGGCAAGGTAATCACCCTTAACAATTGTCTGGCTTGCTGCAAGATTCACTTGCACACGTCCCCCAGATCCTACATGAGCTGCGCGTACGGTATCATCCGCAGCATAGTCAGTGTCAATAGTGGCACCCATGATGCTATTTTCGATAGCAAAGATAGGGGCGCGGCGAAGATCAGCTGTCACAACAGAATTGCGAGCTGCTTTACCTGCGGCATTTACCAGAATGCAATCACCTGGTGTGATTGCAGAGGCGGCGAGGTATTCGTAGTATTCGAATGGTCCCCGTAGTACGATTGTTCTTTTAGTACTCATTGTATTTTAAACTTTTTGGATTATTTGATTGTGGTTAATTACGGATTACTTTTCGTCACCGTAAGTGGCTGGGATGCTGAGGCCTTCTCCAGTTCCAGCATTCTGTGCTTGGCGCGAAGCATCACTCACAGGAGTAGCATACGGCTTGCGCGGTGCATCCTCTTGCTGTGTGTTGCTGTTTTCAGCAAGAGCCGCAATAGCACGAAGGTCTTCAATGGGTTTGGCATTGAGTGTTGCTTCTGTGTATGTGCATTTCTTGTTAGAAACGATAGAGGCTACAAGAGCACCTTTTTCCTTTTTCAAGGAAGCACGGCCTTCATTGAGCACAGCCTGAATTTCTTCGGGTGCGTTTTCAATGTAATCTTCAACAGAAACATCTGCATTTTGGGCAGCTCCTGGCTTTTTCTTTTTGGCTTTGGAAGCATCTTCCTCTTCTTCTTCGTCGCCTTCACCGCCAGCACTGCCGTCGGCAGCGTTATGAGCCGCAGCAGCCGTAGCTTGGTTGTGAACACGATCGAATTGAGCGTCAGTCATTCCCATTAGCATTTCGGTATCCTCCTCAAGGAAGGCACCGTTGCTAACAAGCGCGTCTACTTTTTCTTTTCGATTCATAACTTTTGTTTCTTTATTGTCTTTGTTTTGTAAAGAGGAAGCGGGAGCCGCCTCATAGGAAATCTTTCTTACTACTTTATCGGGTGTACCGTTTATTGTCAAAGAGTCATCGCTCTTTGTGTAGCTCAGCTTGTAGTAGGTGCTGCCTACTTCATACACAAAGTAGTCTTCAAACACTTCAACCACCCAAAAATCATAGTAGCTGCATACCTCACCCTCTTTAACAGGAAACCCGTATGGGGCAAGGGCGTCATTTTCAGTGGATTGGAAAAATGCGTGTAGTGCCTCGCGCAAACTGTCACGGATGTCACTATGGCTCATTTCATTCATTGTAAGGCCGTAAGCTTTCAAAGCCCTTGTAAGGCTTCTAACTACTGTGCCCCCCTCCGCATTACGAATAAACCCAGCCCCCATGTCAAGGCTATAAGCTCCTACTTGATCTGGCAAAATAGCTAAATGGTCAGGGGTGTAGTTTCGTGCAATGCCACTGTAGGGCTTTCCGCCAAAGTCCCCCTCTGTAAACTCAATTTCAACTTCAAGGCCAGTAGATAACTCCATAGCGCTCTTGTTTGTGATGGCATCCACCACACGGGAGTCGATATTTTCGGCAAGCTCTTTATGAATCCAAGCCTCAGCGCGTAGTTTATTGTCTTTTCCAAAAACAGTATTCAATATAACACCAACTTTTTGCTTATTCAAAATAACTGGGTCGCAGGCAGATACATTCATATCTGGGTGGTAAACCACGATTGGTTTATGGTTCCATGCAGAGATCTTTTTAGCAAGTTCTTCTTTAGGGTAGTATAGGGCTCCTAAAGAACCATTCATTACGCACTCTGAGGCCATAACCATAGGAACAACCCAGTGGGCGTCTCCGTCTAGTATTTTTTCTTCAATAGCAACTCCGCTATCCACATTAAAGGACATACGCTCAAAAACAGCTTCTGTCTCTGCAACTGCGCTGTTATTTACTAGCACTCTTTTAGTCTTTTTACTCATTACTTACCCTCTGTTAGTTTATGTTAATTGTGTTGTAAAGCCTTTATTTTGACTTTTTTATTATAATGTATTCTGATGCTAGCCTATCTACTAGATGTTCATAAGGATTTTCTGACTTGCTTTCTTGATAAGTGGCTACCACAAACTCTAGTAAATCATCTTCTTCTGCCAGCACACTTCCAAGCCCCTCACTTATAGCCAATAGCAAAGATGAGGCTTGTGCTAAATGAGAACAGGCTTTTACTACATCATATTCTAGTCTGTCTTTTGTTGTTGGTGGTGTTTCTATGAAGTTAGCCTCTTGTAGGTCGTTTTCTTCTTGTTGAGAGTCTTCGTCTTCTATGTCACACAAAATACCATCAACTACATCCTCGTTTAGTCCCATACGCATACCAATCCATTTAGAAGACTTTCCTCCTAAATGGTATTTGCGCACAAGATCACCATCAGTAACTGGCTTTGGTTTTTCTTTGTCACTCATCTTTGAAATCTATATAAGGTATCCAAGTGCATCTGCACCCTGGGTGAAGTGGTATAACCCCTCTAGCTTGTTTGGGTGTGAAGCGTTTTCCATTCATTTTGCTGCATCTGGGGCATACTCTACCATCGCCAGCAGTCGAAAATTCTACCAAAGCCCCTAGCTCCTCTACCCCTAGTTTTTCGAAAGCATCTAGTTGAGCTTCGGCGTGGGCTCGTATAACCTCTGTCTGCGCTATCAAACGAGCGCGTTTGGCGGATATATTATCTATTTGATCCATTATGGCGCGAGATACAGCTGGGATAGAATCTCCTCTTGCTAATCCTTCCGCTAAAGCATTCCTAATGCTTGTAGCCATAGAGGCATTTATACCTTTAAGAGCTTCAAAGCTTTGGCTGAATACTACGGCAATGGTCTCCAAAGTTTCTGGCTGAGAG